GGTAAAGAAGGTACAGCATCTATTTTAATAAATGAACATCAATATAAAGCAAATTTCCGAATCGACAAGGAAATAAATACAATGTCGTTAATTCAAAACTTAATAAATAATAAATAATTATGCAACAGCAAGTACAACAACCCCCAATTGATTTAAAAAATACAACAGCAATTAAAAATTTTGATGGTGGGATTATTTTTCAACAAGGAGTAGTATTAAGAACTGTATCTAAATTTGTAATGGGTACAGATGAAGATGCTCTATTACCAATTCCAGTTTTTTATGATCCATCAACTAAGAAAATTTTAAAATCTTCAGTTCCAAAAGAACTTAGAGAAGAATTGGTTGATGAATTAATGGACTAGGTTTGAAAAATATCTTTGATTGGTTAAAGGCAATTAATACTACTAAACCTCCTGTTGAGTCATTTACTGATAAAGATTGGGAGGTTTGGAATAGTTATATGATTCATAGGTTTTTATCTATGGATCGTTCTAATATTGAATTAATTAACGAAATTCAGGAGATATTACCACAAGAAAAAAAGAAAATATATTCTATTTATAAAGAATACATCCCAAAAAATAATAAATGGAATAAGTACATTAAATCTAAGGTAAAACAACCTAATAAAGACTTAATAGATCATATTAAAGATTATTTTAAATGTTCAAGCAAAGAATCAAAAGAATATATAAATATATTGGATACCCTAGAAATTAATCGTATATTAATGGAAAGAGGACTTAACAAAAAAGAAATAAAACCATTATTAAAATGAATAAAGAATTATACACTATGTTAAAAACATCTGCAGATGCAGATAAAGCAAAAGCATTATTATCACTTGAATTATTAGGTAATAAAGCTGTTGGTATTGGAGATCATTCAACAGAAGATTTTTATAAAAATGCTGAAGAAGCTCTTATAAATTTAGTTGATGCTGACGATAGATTAGAAGCATTGGATAAATATTTTAACATTAATAGACCAGTACAAGTAAATGGGTGATACTATAACTAAATACCACGAAATTATGAGCGATAGAGAAATTATGGATGCTAAAAGAGGAGCATCAGCAAAATTAGGAATACAAGTATTTGAAAAAGAATATCCCGAATTATCTAAGGAATTTAAAAAAATACAAAAAGAAATGTATGAAATGTTTGCTCGTAAACATATGGATTATGGTTTGAATAACATAGCTTTAGGTGGAGATATCGTTAATAACAGCGATGATAAACAATTTTCACTAACTGGGTTATGTATTAGATTAACTGATAAAATTTCACGTTTAAAAAACTTATTAATTAATGGTAGATCATTTGTTGAAGGTGAGGGTATGCAAGACACATTTATAGATATTGCCAATTATGGAATAATCGGTCTTTTAGTAGGCCGAGATAAATGGAAAAAATAGTTTGGCTAAAAAAATTCCTAAGATTGTAAAGGAGATTAGAAATAATCCACCTAAACCAATTAATTTTGCTTATCAAAAGAATATATCATATTCTCAAATGTCTATCTTTAGAAGTTGTGCCTATAGATGGAAATTACAATATAAGGATAAAATTAAAAGGTTTAATTCTTCAATTCATACTGTATTTGGAACGGCTATACATGAAGTAATGCAACATTATTTAGATGTTATGTATGAAAAATCAGCAGCTGCAGCCGATAGGGAAATAGATATGGAAGAATATTTTCAAGATAAATTTATATCCGAATATCAATCCCAATATAAATCTAATAATAGTGAACACTTCTCTTCAGCTGAAGAAATGAGAGAATTTTTTGAAGATGGGGTAGCTATTTTAGATTGGTTTAAGAAAAAACGTAGTAGGTATTTTAGCAAAAAAGGTACATATTTAGTAGGTTGTGAGATACCAATCGTTATTGCACCAAATAAAATGTTAAATAACGTATTATACATGGGGTATCTTGATGTTGTTACATATCATGAAGAAACTGAGACATTCAAGATAATCGATATTAAAACAAGTACTAAAGGTTGGAATTCATATGATAAAAAGAATGAAGATAAACATTTTCAACTAATATTATATAAGAAATTTTTCTCTGAACAGTATGGAATACCTTTAGATAAGATTGAAATTGAATTTTTAATTGTAAAAAGAAAAGTGCTAGATTGGGATGATGAAAAAATAATGTCACCTCATCAAGCATATAGAGTACAACAGTTTGTACCACCAAGTGGTAAAATAAAAATAAATAGAGCTAGCAATGCTGTAAAAGATTTTATAACAGAATGTTTTAGTTCAAGTGGAAAAATTAAAGAAATAGATTACTTAAAATCACCTTCTAAATGGAATTGTACATTTTGTCCTTATGGAGAAGATAAAGAATTATGTGGGGCAAAGGCGCATTTTGAATAATACTTATATATGTATAACAAATGTTTTAAATAATAAAGACTATGACAAATAAAAAACCAATGACACTAACGAGTGTCAAAGTCAAAAGCGATTTATTCGAGAATTTTAAGATTGAATGTGTAAAACGTAAATTTTCCTTTCAAAAACTTGCTGACCGTAGCCTGTTTTTGTATCTTACAGATGAAAATTTTCGTAAACAAATTACTAATCAAATTAATCTTGAAATAAAGGATAATGAATAAAGACTTTAAACATATCCCTAAGGATAAAAGAAAAAAAATACTTCTAATATGTGATGATATTAGAGTACATTCAGGAGTAGCAACAGTTGCTAAAGAAATAGTTACTCATACTGCCCACCATTTTAATTGGTGTCAAATAGCTGGGTCTATAAACCACCCAGAAAAAGGCAAAAGATTAGATCTATCACAAAATACTAATGATTTAATGGGTATTAAGGATTCTTCTATAACTTTGTATCCATCTGATGGTTATGGTAATTCTAATATGATAAGAGAAATTATTAAATTAGAAAAACCAGATGCTATTATGTTATTTACGGATCCAAGATATTTTATGCATATTTGGAACCTAGAACAAGAAATTAGAAAATCTATCCCTATTACCTATTTAAATATTTGGGATGATTACCCAGCTCCTATGTATAACAAACCATACTATGAAGCATGTGATTTATTAATGGGTATATCAAAGCAAACTGTTAACATTAATAAATTAGTATTAAAAGGACATGAAGATAATAGAATTTTTAAATATATCCCCCATGGTAAAGATACTAAAAATTATTATCCAATTGAAGATAATGATTTAGATTATCTTAATTTTAAAAAATCTATATTTGGAAATAAACAACCTAGATTTGTTTTATTTTTTAATTCAAGAAATATTAGAAGAAAACAAATCCCTGATGCTATGTTAGCATTTAGAACATTCTTAGACACTTTACCAGAAGAAGAAGCTAAGGAATGTTATATGGTTTTAAAAGTAGAAAAAGTTACAGATGCTGGAACAGATTTAACTAAAGTAAAAGAATATCTATTTGATGAAAACTACCCAGATAATGTAATGTTTATAGACCAAAGATTAACTGAACAACAATTAAATTGGTTATATAATTTAGCTGATGTCCAAATATTATTAACATCAAATGAAGGTTGGGGATTAACAATTACTGAAGCAATGTTAGCTGGAACTCCAATTATTGCTAATGTAACAGGTGGGTTACAAGACCAAATGAGATTTGAAGATGATAATGGAGAATGGTTTACCCCTAGTGCTGATATTCCTTCTAATCATAGGGGTACTTATAAAAAGCATGGTGAGTGGGCCTTCCCAGTTTACCCAACAAGTAGGTCTATTCAAGGTTCGCCCCCAACACCTTATATTTTTGATGATAGATGTAAATGGGAAGATGCTATGGAAAGAATTGAGGAATGTTATAAATTAGGCAGAAAAGAATTAAAAAGAAGAGGATTAAAAGGAAGAGAATGGGCTTTAAGTGATGAAGCAGGTTTTACATCCCCACACCAAGCACAAAGAGTAATGGAAGCTTTTAATGAACTATTTAATACTTGGAAACCAAGAGAAAAGTATGAGTTAGTAAATGCTAATGAATATAAAGGAAAATTTTTAAATCATAAAATAATATATTAATGAGTAAGCCACGTTTTGTAATTAGTTGCCCCTTTGATACCTACTCAGGTTATGGTGCAAGATCAAGAGATATAGTTAAATCTATAATTGAATTAGATAAATATAAAGTAGAATTACTTCCCCAAAGATGGGGAGAAACATCATGGGGTTTTTGTGAAGACCACCCAGAATGGAATTTTTTAAATAATCATAAAGCAACATCTGATTGGCAAAAAGTTCAACCTGAATTATGGATGCAAATAACTATTCCTAATGAATTTCAACCTATAGGAAAATATAATATTGGCTTAACAGCGGGTATTGAAGCTACAGCGTGTAAAGCAGAATGGATTGAGGGGTTAAATCGAATGAATATGAATTGGGTTTCCTCAAATTTTGCAAAAGAAACTTTCCAAAGAATGACTTATGATCAACAAGATCAAAGAACAGGACAAATAGTAAAACAAGTTAAATTAGAAAAACCAATAGAAGTAATATTTGAAGGTGTTGATTTAACTACTTATAAACCCGTTAAATTTTCTGAAATTAAAACTATAGATTTATCTGATATTAAAGAGCAATTTTGTTATTTATTTGTTGGTCATTGGATGAATGGAACCTATGGTCATGATAGAAAGAATGTAGGGGTTTTAGTTAAATCTTTTTATGAAGCTTTTAAAAATAAAAGAGGAGAAAAACCTGCTTTAATATTAAAATCCTCAACTGGGGTATCTTCTTATGTTAGTAGAGATGTTATTTTAGATAGAATTAAAGGTATAAGAAAAGAAGTAGGAGGAAATAATTTACCTAATGTTTATCTACTAAATGGGGAATTTGATGACTCAGAAGTAAATGAATTATATAATCATCCAAAAGTAAAAGGGATGGTCTCATTTACTAAAGGAGAAGGATATGGAAGACCTTTATTAGAATTTTCAACAACAGGAAAACCTATTATTGCATCAGGATGGTCTGGTCATATGGATTTTTTAGATAAAAATAGTAATGTTTTATTAGGTGGAAAATTAGAAAATGTACACCCTTCTGCTGCTAATGATTGGTTGATAAAAGAAGCACAATGGTTTCAAGTAAATTCTCAACAGGGAATAAGTGCAATGAAAGAAGTATTTAAAAAATATAAACAATATTCTAAAAATTCTAAAAAACAAAAATATTATGCCCAAAATAATTTTAGTTGGGATAAAATGAAAGAATTAGTTAAAAATAGTTTAGAAAAAAATGTACCTGAATTTCCAAAACAAGTAGAATTATCTCTACCTAAATTACAATTACCAAAATTAAACAAAGTTTAATATGAAACATGATGAAATAATAAATTGTCCTAAATCCGGTGGTGATTTATGTTATAAAACAGAAATAAATAAAGACATTACTAATTTTCTTAGTTTATCTTGTGGGTTTTGGACTAATACTTTAATGAAAAAAGACTCAGAATTTTACAATGAGCAAGTTAGTACCTTACCTGAAATATACAAAGATATATCTTGGGAAGATCCCAAAACAAAATTAATTTGGATTCCAAATACTATCAATATTCAGGATAAAGGAATGGTATTTGCTAGTGGTCCTAATGCTGAAGAATGGAATTGGGCTGCCGTTAAAGCTATACCTTTAAAAGAAGGTGAAGATGCAAAAGTAGAAGGACAAACACATAAAATGGATATGTCTACAATGGAATTATTTAAAGAACGTGACTATATAGATGCACTTTCGTATATTGGGGTCTTACCAGAATAAATGAGAGTATTAGTTACAGGTGGAGTTGGATTTATTGGAACAGCTTTAATCAAAAAATTATTAAAAGAAGGACATAATGTCCATTCTTTAGATAATTATGAAATTGGGGTAAAAAAAAATGAACATAAGGGTTGTATTTATCATCGTAATGATATTACTAATATAGGTAGTATAGGTTATAATTATGATTTAATATTCCATTTAGCAGCTTTATCTAGAATACAACCCTCATTTAATAATCCTAGTGAAACATTTAGAGTTAATACTATTGGAACACAAAGGGTTTGTGAGTTTGCTAGATTAAATGGAACTAAAGTTATATATGCGGGTTCATCTTCTAGATGGCATAACCCATACCAATCTCCTTATGCGGCATGTAAACACATGGGAGAAGAAGTATGTAAAATGTATAAAAAAACCTATGGAATGGATATTGAAATAACTAGATTTTATAATGTTTATGGTCCTGGTGAAATAGTAGATGGAGATTGGGCAGCAGTAATAGGTATTTGGAGAAGACAAGTTAGAGATGGACAAAAAATTACAATAGTAGGGGATGGAGAACAAAGAAGAGACTTCACTCATGTAGACGATATTTGTGATGCTTTATGGAGGATCGGAATGAAAGATAAGAAACATGAAGATGCCTGGGAATTAGGAACTGGTATAAATTACTCGATTAACGAAGTTTACGAAATGTTTCTTGATAGGTACCCACATATTGAAGCAAAATCTCTACTTGATCAATCAGGTAATTATAAAAAAACATTAAGAGAAAATAATGATAGTTTAAAAAGATTAGGGTGGAAACCAAGTGATAAATTAAAAGATTATATATTAAATTTAGATAAATGAAAATAAGTTACGCTATAACTGTATGTAATGAATTTGTAGAAATACAAAAACTTATATCAATTCTTTTAAAATATAAAAGATATGAAGATGAAGTTATAATATTATATGACTCTAAAAATGGTAGTGAATCAGTTGAACAATTCCTAAGAGCAAAATCAGTAAATGCTGAATTTAGCTGGCATAAAGGAGAATTTAAAGGCCATTTTGCTAATTGGAAAAATCAACTAACAAAATTATGTAGTGGTGATTATATATTTCAAATTGATGCAGATGAATACCCACATGATAGTTTAATATCACAATTACCAGTTATATTAGAGGCTAATCCTGAAAATGAAGTATATTTAATTCCTAGAGTAAATACAGTTAAAGGATTAACTAATGAACATATACAAAAATGGGGATGGAATGTTAATGATAAAGGTTGGGTAAATTGGCCTGATTATCAATGGAGAGTTTGGAAAAACAAACCAGAAATCAAATGGGTAAATAAAGTACATGAGAAATTAAGTGGACATAAAACATATGCTACATTACCTGATATGGAAGGATTAGCTTTATATCATCCTAAAGATATTAAACGCCAAGAAAAACAAAACAATTATTATAATACTTTATGAAAAATAATTTTGTAATTTTAATTACTGCTTATAATGATGAAAAGTGGGTAAAATACAATATAGCTAGTATTTTAAACCAAACTTATAGCAATTATAAAGTTTTATTTTATGATGATGCTTCTAAAGACAATACATATAAAACAGTAAAAGAAATAGTAAAAAATAATAAGAAATTTATTGTTACCACTAGAGAAAAAAATATGCAAGCTTTATTTAGCTATGAAGAATGTATAAAACAAATTAAAGATAATGAAATTTTAATCTGTATGAGTGCTGATGACTGGCTTTATGATGATAAAGTTTTAGAAAATCTAAATAATTATTATAATGATAATAATGTTTGGATGACTTATGGTAAGTATATTGATTGGGATGGAGAAAATACTCATATTCCTTCCCCACAAAACACCCATTATCCTGATTTTGTACATGAATATGGTCTCTATAGAAAAGATCATTGGAGAGCATCTCATTTAAGAACATTTAAAGGCTCTTTATTAAGAAAAATAGATTTATCTGAATTTAAATCTAATATCAATAATTCTTATTTTGACCATGCTGCAGATTTAGCTTTAACTTATCCTTGCTTAGAAATGTGTGGTAAAGATAAAATTGGAGTACTAGATTTTTACAGTTATGCTTATAACACTACCCCTGAGGTTAAGGAACGTACAGTAAATAGAGAAAGTAATAAAAATAATCATAAATTTGAATTAGAGATTAGAAATAGGAAAGTATACCAAAAATTAAAAAATATTAATGATATACCTAAAAAGTTACCACAAGTAAATGTTTTTGGTGATATTAAAGAAAGACATACAGTCCCAACCCAATTTTCTTATGTTTATAATTTAAACCAAGGAGAATATGATTTATCTTTTCTACAAGATAATTCTATTATAGATTATTTAAATAAAGAAATTCTTACAAATAATTCACACCCCATAGTAGCTTTAGTAGCTGAAGGACCGCACTTATTTAATCAAAAAGAAGTATATGAAAAAGTTATTCAAAATCACCATAAATTTACTAAAATTCTAGGATGGCATGAAAGTTTACATTTGTTACCTAATTTTGAATTCTTTCCTCTTACTGAAATTTCACAATGGAATCTTTTACCTGAAAAGTTAGATATTAATAAGTTTAAAATTTATAATAAAACAAAACAAATTTCTTTTATATCTAGTAATAAAAATATATGTCCTGGGCATCAATTAAGATTGGAATGTGTTAATGAAGTAAAAAATTTAGAATTAGATGTTGATATTTTTGGAAGGGGTATTAATCCTATTTCTTCAAAATTAGAGGGGCTAAAAAATTATTATTATAGTATAGCTATGGAAAATGAACAATTACCCTTTTATTTTACAGAAAAAATAATTGATTGTTTTCTATCAGGTACAATTCCTATATATTATGGTTGTTCTAATATAGAAAAATACTTTAACCCTAAAGGAATTATAAGTTTTAATAATAAAAAAGAATTAATAGATATACTAAATAATCTTGATTATGAGTTTTATAATAATAATATAGAGGCTATAAAAGAAAACTATAATATAGCCCAAAATATATGGATGGATAATGATAGAATGTTTAATAAATACTTAAATAAATTAATTTAATATGGATGTTTTAATATTTTCAAAAGATAGAGCTTTTCAATTATTTAGTACCATAGAAACTTTAATTAAACATCTAAAAGGAATAAATAATATATATATTCAATTTTCAGCTTCTAATGATGAATTTTTACAAGGATATAAAATTTTAAGTGATTATTTTCTAAATGTAACTTTTATTAATGAAAAAACATATGGTTTCCACAACACCCTTTCAGCTATTTTAAATCAAGAAATATCAACCGAAAATCTATTTTTAGAAGTTGATGATAATGTTTATTATGGTGATGTTGATTTAAAAAGTTTAGAAAATAAATTTAATAATTCTAATGCTTCAAAATTAGGTGTAGGAATGGATTTAAATATTTTTAATCCTAAATTTTATCAAATTAAAAATAATATAGCTATTGTAGATAAGTCTCTTAATATTAATAATGATATTCAAGATATGTGCCTAAAATACCCATTTAATGTATCAGGAGCTATTCATAGATTAAAAGATTTAAAAGAGTTTTTATCTGTTGAAAATGTTAGTAACCCCATAGATTTAGAACATAAAGGAACAAACTCACCAATTTTTATAAATTATCCTTATAATTTGTATAATATTGGAGATGTATGTTCTCAAATTCATACTAACAATTTTGGAAAAAGATATGAAGAATTATTTGACATAGAAACTTTAAATAATTTTATATTAAATAAAGAAGTATTACATTTAACCCCTAAAGACTTAAAATCCTACCCTACAGATATGAGGTGGTTTAATGGTGAAAATATAGGTAGATTTCCTATATTTCCTTGGGAAATACCTCCTATGTATCATTCTAATATAATAAATAAAAGAAAAAAAATATGAATAAAGTTGCTTTAATAACAGGGATTAATGGGCAAGATGGGTCTTATTTAGCTGAACTATTATTAGATAAAGGTTATAAAGTTTGGGGTACAGTAAAAAGAAATTCTGTAGCTGAAAACCAAACATCTAGAATTAATAATAATATATTTAAAAAAATTAATTTAGAATATGCAGATTTAAACGATTTATCATCACTTATTAGAGTAATACAATTATGTAAACCTAATGAAATATATAATTTAGCAGCACAATCTCATGTTAGAATTAGTTTTGATCAACCTATTTATACTGCTCAAACTACGGGAATTGGTACACTTAAATTATTAGAAGCAGTTAAGTTAACAAACCCAAAAGCTAAAATATACCAAGCATCATCATCGGAAATGTTTGGTAATTCAATAGATAGCGATGGATACCAAAGGGAAACAACACCTTTACATCCTGTATCGCCTTATGGTTGTGCTAAAGTATTCTCGTATAATATATGTAGAAATTATAGAAATTCTTATGGTATGTTTATATCAAATGGTATACTATTTAACCATGAATCTCCAAGACGAGGCACTAATTTTGTAACTAATAAAGTAGTAAAAACAGCAGTTCAGATTAGTAAAGGTTTAAAAGATAAATTAGCATTAGGTAATTTAGATTCTACTAGAGATTGGGGGCATGCTAAAGATTATGTTGAAGCAATGTGGTTAATGTTACAACAAGATAAACCTGGAGATTATGTTTGTTCTACTGGTGAATCGCATAGTGTTAGAGAATTATGTGAGTATGTTTTTAATAAATTAAATTTAAATTATAAGGATTATGTTACGATAGACCCAAAATATTATAGAGCAGAAGAATTACATGATTTAAAAGGAGATTCAACAAAATTAAGAAAATTAGGTTGGAAACCTAAGCATAATTTCGTATCTTTATTAGATGATATGATTGAATACTGGGATACTAAAGATGTTTACGAACTAAAATAAAATTAAATTATGAAAAAAATATGGTATGCCCCCAATAAATTAGAGGCTTATGGTGAAAAAGAAATTGAAGCAGTTGAACAATGTCTTAGAGATGGTTGGTTAGCTGGTTTTGGCCCTCGTTCTATTGAATTTGAAGAAAAAATTGCTAAAGAATTTGGAAAAAAATATGGAGTGTTTGTTAACTCTGGATCATCTGCTTGTTTATTAGCTTTAGCTGCATTAGATTTACCTAAGGGAAGTAAAATTATAACACCCGCTCTAACATTTTCTACAACCTTAGCTCCCATCATACAGTTAGGATTTAAACCCATTTTTATAGATTCAAATTTAACATCTTATGTTCCAACTGTAGAAGATATTTTAGATGTCATAACAAAAGATACTAAAGCCATTATGGTACCTAATTTAATTGGTAATAAACCAGATTGGTCATTACTTAGAGCAGGTTTAGAAATAATGAATAGACAAGATATTTACATTATTGAGGACTCAGCTGATACCGTTACATACACCGAAGAATCAGATGTTTCTACTACTAGTTTTTATGCTTCACACGTAATTACAGCTGGTGGTATGGGTGGAATGGTAATGTTCAATGATAAAAAACATGTTAAAAAGGCTTTACAATATAGAGATTGGGGTAGAATTGGGGACAATAGTGAAAATATGGATGAACGATTTGCTCATGATGTTGATGGTTTACCTTATGATTATAAATTTTTATATGGTGTATTAGGTTATAATATGAAATGTAGTGAAATGAGTGCAGCTTTTGGTTTAGTCCAATTAGAACGATTTCAAACTTTTAAACAAAAACGGAGAGATAATGTTGAACGCTATTTAAAAAATCTTAAGGATGTTAAAGAAATATTACTCCCAGATGATAGCATTAAACCTAATTGGTTAGCTATCCCTTTACAAACTGAACGTAGATTAGAATTACTTAATTATTTAGAAGATAACAACATACAAACTAGAGTTACATTTGCTGGAAATGTTACAAGACACCCCATTTATAGAGAATATCTACAGGATTTTAAAAATGCTGATAAAGTAATGAAAGATGGATTTTTATTAGGAGCACATCATGGTATGGATCTAGAAGATGTAGATTATGTTTGTGATAAAATAAAACAATTTTTTAAATATGAGTAAAATATTAGTAACAGGTGGTACAGGCTTAGTAGGTAAACATCTACAAGAAATTTTACCTAATGCTATATACTTAAGTAGCAAAGATTGTGATCTAACAGATATAAACAAAGTAAAATGGATGATTTCATCTTATACACCTGATGTAGTTATACATTTAGCTGCCCGTGTAGGAGGTATACAAGATAATTTAAAATACCCTGCTGATTATTTTGATGATAACATTTTAATCAATACTAATATAGTTAAAGTATGTAAAGAATATAATATAAAAAGATTTATTGGTATTTTAAGCACTTGCATTTATCCTAGTGTAGTTGATAATTATCCTATGAAGGAAGAAGATTTATTTATAGGACCACCACCTCCTTCTAATTTTAGTTATGGTTATGCTAAACGTTGTTTAGCCGTTCAAATTGATGCTTATAATAAACAATTTGGGACTAAATATAATTATTTAATTCCATGTAATTTATATGGAGATTATGATAATATGCATGATGAAAGCAAAATGCATTTTATAACAGCTTTATTAAATAAAATTAGGAATAGTAAAGATAAAACATTACATTTATTAGGTACAGGTAAACCATTAAGACAATTTATGTATGCAGGAGATTTAGCAGCCATTATTAAATTAGTTATTGATAATGATATTACTGAAAATTTTAATGTATCACCTAATTTTAATTATTCTATAGATGAAATGGCTAAAATTGCTTTAGAAGTTACAGAAAAAGATTATGAAATTATCTATGATAGACCGGATTTAGATGGTCAATTTAGAAAAGACGTTAGTAATAACAAGTTATTAAAAATATTTCCACTTTTTAAATTTACAGGTTTAAAAGAAGGATTAAAACAAGTTTATGATAAAATTAGTTAGTGATACAATTGATAAAAATGATATTAATGCTTTAGTAAACTGGTTATCACAAGATGAAATACCAAGATTAACTAAGGGTCCTTTAACATTAGAATTAGAACAAAAATGGGCTACTAAAATTGGCACTAAATATTCTATATTTGTAAATTCAGGATCATCTTCAATATTATTAACTTTAGCAGCCCTAAAATATCATAGTAAATCAAGAAATAATAAAATTATAGTCCCAGGATTAAGTTGGTCAACAGATGTAAGTTCACCTATGTTGTTAGGATATGAAACTTATATGTGTGATTGTAATTTAGAAGATTTATCTTGTGATTTAAAACACTTAGAACAATTATTTCAAAAACACGACCCTTCAACTTTTATATTAGTATCACCACTTGGATTAGTTCCAAATATGGAAGAAATAGTTTTATTGTGTGAACAATATAATGTAACACTACTTGAAGATGTTTGTGAAAGTATGGGATCTAAAAATCAAAATAAATATTTAGGTAGTTTTGGTTTAGCTTCATTTTATTCAATGTACTTTGGTCACCATTTATCTACTATAGAAGGAGGATTTATAAACACAGATGATGAAGAGTTATATCATTTACTTTTAATGATGAGAAGTCATGGTTGGGATAGAGATTTACCTAAAGATGCTCAAACTAAATTAAGAAAAGAATTTAATAGTAATGATTTTGATTCATTATATAATTTCTATGTACCTGGGTTAAATGTTAGATCAACTGATTTACAAGCTTTTATTGGTTTAAGAGCAATAGATAAATTAGATGAATATTCTTATAAACGTAGAGTTAATTTCCACCATTATAGACGTAAAATAAAAAATAATATTTTAAAATTAAAGGAAAATGAAAATGATTTTGTTTCCAGTTTTGCTATTCCTATATTAAATACAAATAGGAATGAGATAGCCCAAGAGTTACAAAATAATAATATAGAAGTTAGACCTTTAATAGCAGGTAATATGGCTACTAAACCTATGTGGTATAATGAAAATGATATTCCATCATTACCTAATTGTGAATTAGTAAATAAAATAGGATTTTATATCCCAAACCATCAAGATTTAACAGAGGATGAAATTAATCAAATAACATCAATAATTAATAATTATGGGTAAAATAGTTTATATAACTGGTTGTTTAGGATTTATAGGTTCTTATGTAACAAGAGAATGTTTAAAGAAAGGATGGTATGTAAGAGGAATTGATGTAATGACTTATGCTTCAAACCCAAATTTATTAGATGAATTTTTAGAATATCCTAATTTTATTTTTGAAGAAACTGATATAAATGATATAGAATTTCTTTATGAATGTGATTATATTATTAACACGGCAGCTGAAACCCACGTAGGTAATTCTATAGTTAAAAGTGAAAATTTTGTTCATTCAAATATTAATGGAGTACATAATTTATTAGAATTAATTAGAAATTACAGAGCAGAAACAGATAAATTACCTATATTATTACATTTCTCTACAGATGAGGTTTATGGTGATATTACAGAAGGAGAACATATTGAAACAGATATTTTAAAACCCTCAAACCCATATTCAGCAACAAAAGCAGCAGCTGATCAATTAATTACAGCTTGGGGTAGAACATATAATATACCTTATGTTATATTAAGACCAACAAATAATTATGGGGTAGGACAATATACCGAAAAATTAATACCAAAAGCCATTAAATATTTAGGTTTAGGTAAAAAAATACCACTACATAATAATGGTGATCCTATTCGTAATTGGCTACATGCCCAAGATACTGCCAATGCTGTATTAACTATTATTGAAAGTGGAGTTAAAAATGAAATATATAATATTTGTGGGGGATTTGAACAAAGTAATTGGGATACTGTAAGTAAATTAATTAGAACAATGGGTAAAGATGTTAATATATATCTTTCCCCTGGAGAAATAATAGGTGAAGATTTTAGTGATTATTTAGATTTAAATTACTCAAGACAAGGTCAAGATGTTAGATATGCTTTAAATGATAGTAAATTAAGATTATTAGGTTGGAAACCTAAAATGGTGTTTGATAATGAATTATCTAATATAATTGATTATTATAAAACAAATTTTATATGGTAAAAGAAGAATTAATAAACTTTGAAACTAAAATTGGAGATGCTTTTAATAATGGAGAAATAAAAGCACCTATTCATTTATATCATAGTAATGAGGATATAATGATAGAATTATTTAAAAATATAGATATTAAAAATGATTGGGTATGTTGTACTTGGAGAAATCATTATCAAGGTCTATTAAAAGGCATACCTCAGGATATTATGGAATCTAATATTAGAGATGGTAAATCTATGGTAGCTAATCTTCCTGAATATAAATTTATATGTAGTTCTATAGTAGGTGGTATACCATCAATAGCTTCAGGTATAGCCTTAGCTATTAAACTCCAGAAAAAATTAAATAAAGTTTGGTGTTGGGTAGGTGATATGAGTGCTGAAACTGGACATTTCCATGAGGCATATAAATATTCATTAAATCATAACTTACCTATTACTTTTATTGTAGAAGATAATAAAAAATCAGTATGTACACCTACACCCGATATTTGGAAAAGGGATACACCATATTATCTAGAATCAGAATATAAAGGTGGAATTGTAAAACAAAAGAATTTAATATATTATCAATATGATAATACTAAATATCCACATGCTGGAGCGGGTATAAGAGTACAATTTTAATAAAAATATGAAGTATACTGAAGAAATAGTAAAAGCAATGAGTATGTTAGCTAATCACCCTAAAACAATTTTTATAGGTCAAGCAGTTGAATATGAAGGAACTGGGTTGTACGATTCATTATCTCATCTCCCAGAAGATAAAAGAATGGAATTACCTGTTGCTGAGTACTTACAATCTGGTTTAGCAAATGGTATGGCTATAGAAGGTTTAATACCGGTTTCAACTTATCCAAGGTGGAATTTTTTATTAATGGGTACTGACCAAATAGTAAATCATCTAGATAAATTTAAAAGTATGTCTAATGGAAAATTAACACCTAAAGTTATAATTAGAGTAGCAGTAGGTAGTGAACAACCTGTTGACCCACAATGTCAACATAAAGGTAATTTTGCTGAAGCGTTTCGAAATATGACTACGAATACCGAAATTATAGAATTAATAGAACCAGAAGATATACTACCTTCTTATACTAAGGCATTAAATAGAAAAGATAATGTTAATACTATATTAGTTGAATTTGCTGATTATTGTAAAACAAAATGAAAATATTAATTACAGGTAAAAATGGGTATATAGGAAGTAGTTTAATATCTAAACTTAATTCTACTATTGGAATAGGCAAAGATGATTTTGATTTAACAGATAGAGAATCAACTAATAATTTTTTTAGGGATAAATATTTTGATGTAATAATACACACAGCGATTTGTGGTGGGAGTAGATTAAAGAAAGATGAAAATGACACATTAGCTAATAATTTAAAAATGTTTTATAATTTAATGGCTAATACTCATAAGTTTGGACAATTAATTAATCTTGGTTCTGGAGCCGAATTGAATTGGCCTTCAGATCCTTATGGTTTAAGTAAATCTATTATTTGGGATATAGTTAGTTCACATTCTAAATTAAATAATATTAGAATATTTGGAGTATTTGATGAAAATGAATCAGATACTAGATTTATTAAAACATGTTTAAATAATTATAAAGCTAGAAAACCTATAGTAATACATCAAAATAAATTATTTGATTTTATTTACATGGATGATTTGGTTACTATTATAAATTTTATTATATTAAACCCTAGTATTAAATTAATAGATTGTTGTTATAAAGAAAGTTATTCTTTAAAAGAAATTGCTGATTATGTTAATACAAGAAATAATCACCACTGTGAGATTAAAATAGAAAATAAAAAATTAGGTAGTCCTTATATGGGGAATTATAAAAATTATGATTTAAATCTAATAGGGTTAAAACAAGGAATAAATAATGTATATAATACACTTTTTATTTAATTATGAAAAATAAAAAAATATTTATAACTGGTGGAGCAGGTTTTTTAGGTAAAAATTTAGTTAAACGTTATTATAACGATAATAAAATTACAATTTATTCTAGAGATGAAGCAAAACATTATTATCTTAAACAGCAATTTCCTAAAATTAAATGTGTAATAGGTGATATTCGTAACTTTGATCTATTAAAAAGATCATCAAAAGGTCATGATATTGGTATTTTTACTGCTTCATTAAAACAAATAGGAGCAGTTGACCAAAATGTTGAAGAATCAATAAAAGTAATTATCGAGGGAGCCTTAAATTCTAGAAGGGCAGCTGAAGAAAATAATTTTGAAGCAGCTTGTTTTATATCTTCAGATAAATCTAGATCAGCAACTACATTATATGGCGCGATGAAATTTGTAGCAGGTGAATCATTCATAGTCAATGCTGAAGATTCTAACGTGCGTTTATCTACCGCAATATACGGTAATGTTATTAATTCTACTGGTAGTATTATACCATTAATTTGGGACTCAATCAATAAAAAATATCCTCTAACTTTATACTCAGAACAAATGACTCGTTTTATGATTAATATAGAAGAGGCAATGGATTTAATTGAAAAAGGACTTAATACTAGTGGTTTTAATGTTATACCTGATTTAAAATCATTTTTAGTTAAAGATTTATTTGAAATATTTGAAGAAAAATTTGGGTTAGTATATAAAATAGGTAAACCAAGAATATCTGAAAAAATTCACGAAATGATGATATCAAAAGAAGAATCACCAAGATGTCACCCAAATGTAGATGGTACTATTTATATGCATTATAAAGATATAATAGATGCTAACTATAAAAAAGAATTCACAAGTGATAAGGTATGTCTATCTAAAAAAGAATTAAAAATTATTTTAAATAAATATAATTATTTTAAACCATGAAAATATTAATATTAGGGCATAGAGGTATGTTAGGACACATGGTTAAAAAAGTATTAACTAATTCTAAATTTAAAATTCATACTATAAAGCAAAGATATCCAAAATGGGATCCTTTAATGTTTAAAAATGTTGATTTTATAATTAATTGTATTGGGTCTATACCTCAAAAAACAAATAAATTCCATATAAATTGGGAAATACCTATATGGTTAGAAAATAATACTAATTGTAAAATCATACACCCAAGTACAGATTGTGAAATAGATGATGACGACTATGGTAATTCAAAAAGAAAAGCTGCTGATTTTATTAAATCTAAAGGTACTAAAACTAAGATGATTCAAACTTCTATAATTGGCCCTGAAATAAATTCTAATGCTAGTTTATTAGAATGGTTTTTATCCCAAAAAAACGAAGTATTTGGTTATACTAAAGCATTATGGAATGGTAATACAACACTTGAATGGAGTAAATGGTGTTTAAATTTAATAAATAATTGGGATGATTACCCAAAACTTAATATTTTACAATCAAATACAGTTTCAAAATACGAATTATTAAATTTGTTTAAAGAAATTTATCAAAAAGATATAATTATACAAAAAAAGGAATTGGGTAAAGATAAAACTCTAAAAGGCAATATTATAACAAAAAATATTGAAGAACAATTATGGGAATTGAAAAATCTAAAATAATATTTTTATCAGAAATGGGTTTTGAAGGTAAAATACCTTCTAATCATACTAATATGCGTACCGAATTTGCTTGGATGAATGCATTAAATGCTAACCATAAAAATTTAAATTTATATAATGATGTAAAAAATTATGATCATGTATTTTTGATTTTGCCTAAAGGTAAATTAAACTTAAGTGCTGAAGGGAGCGAAATATCAGAAATACCAAACCCAATATCAGGCTTATATTCTTCTAATTTTATTGATGTTTTAAAGAAAAACAATAAAAAAATACATTATATTCAAGAAGGTCCTAATTGGTGGTTTAATGATTATAATATTATAGATCAGTTTAACTTTTATAATATTTTATCTAAATGTGATACTATATTTTCTCATAATGAAATAGATAAAAAGTTTTATAAAGGATTATTTCCTAGTATAAATGTCAACGTAATTAAAACATTATTAATAGAAGATTTAATTAAACATATTAGTCCTTCTAAAGAAGATAAAGTAATTATAGGTGGCAATTTTGCAAGATGGTATGGTGGATTTCAAAGTTATATAGTAGCAAATGAATTTGGGTGTGAAAAATGGGCTCAAGAATCACATGCCAAACGTAAATTAGAAGGTAATATACCAGATTTAAACCATTTACGCCGATTATCTTGGGCTGCTTGGATAAATGAATTATCAACCTTTAAATACGCTGTGCATTTAATGCCAACTGTGGCAGCGGGCACATTTAGTTTAAATTGTGCTTATCTTGGTATACCTTGTATTGGAAATAAAGATGTTGACACCCAGAGATTATGTCATCCTGAATTAGCAGTATCTGTGGATGATGTAGAAAAAGCTCGTATATTAGCTGTTAAGTTAAAAAACGATAAAGAATTTTATAATAAATGTAGTGAACAATCTAAAAAATTATATAGAAAATATTACGATTTAAGTATATGGAAAAAAGAAATGAACAACATACTGTAATAATACCTAGTCATAATACACTAGAACATTTAAAAAACACATACCAGAGTATAAAGAAATATGCTCCTAATGTACCTATGATTATTATAGATGATGCATCCGAAGATGGTACTGATATATGGTTAAATACTCTAAATGATAAAAATTTAACTGTTATTATAGATAAAGAAAGAAAAGGACATACATACTGGTATGATGAAGGAATGAGAAGGGCCCAAACACCTATAGTATCTATATTACATTCAGATATGATAATAGGACCAGGATATTTTGAAAATATGTTAAAACATCTTAAACCCTTAAGTGTGGTATGTGCTACAAGAATTGAACCACCAATTCACCCTTCTGGTTTAGAAAAACATACACAAAACTTTGGTATAGATTATAATGATTTTACTTGGGATATATTTGAAAATTTTGTTATAGACACTGCTAAAAAAGATAAAGATGTAACTACAAAAGGTATATTTGCACCTTGGATGTTATATAAAGAAGACCATTTAAGTATAGGAGGACATGACCAAAGATTTACCCCTTATGGATATGAAGACTCAGATATATTTAACAGGTGGATACAAGCGGGATATAAAATGATCCAATCTAGGGATTCTTTATGTTACCATATGACTTGTAGGGGTCATAGGTGGAATAAAGGTGTAGGTATTGAAAATTCAGACTATAAAGAAACAATGGGTAGATGTAGAAGAGAATTTTTAAGAAAGTGGGGTGAGTGGATTCAAAATGATTCGTATCAATACCCTATTATGCATCCTAAATATGATAAAGGTTTAATTATTAAAAATTGTACTGATCAATTACTTGCAATGTTAGAACCTTGGTTTGATACTATTTATGTAGATGAGGGGAACATTCCTTCACTAATAGATAATTATATTACATTAGAATCACCAAATACAGTTATTGATTTATATCAAAAATTAAAACCTTTTGATAATGAAAAACAAAATAATATTTTAGTTTCTATAGATGCTCAACAGTTTACCCAACAAGATTTTATTTATATAAACCAATTACCAGCTATTATTCAAGATAGTGGTGAAATAGGTGAATTTAAATTAGGTAATTTAAAAATTTACGTAATTTCTATGCAAGAATATGTGGTTCCCTAATAAATAGTTCGTATATTCACGCCTAATTTAAAAAGGTTATATATTTATGCGACAGACTATTAAAACCCCCCGTACTGTGAAAATGATTCCATGTATTAGATGTAAAGAAGATATGCCCGAATTAAGGTTAACTAAATTTGGATATGATTTTTGTGTTAACTGTTCAACAGTTGGTGCTAAAAGAGGTATTCCTGTAACAAGAGGATCAGGTGATCATACTTACACTGAAACTATTGTTATGGAAGAAGATCAATATCAAGATTTTGTATTGGCAACAGCTATTGAACGTGGTGATACTAAAACAACTAAAGCTGAAATGTTAAATATGGATAAAGAAGAACGCAATCTGCAAGGTCCATTCCAAATTATTAATAATACAGATAAAGATAGAAGCTAATGCCTAAGGCAAAACCACTATCCAAAGAACAAATTTTAGCAGCTCAAGCCAAAACAAAATCAAATATGGCTGCTGCTAGGTACTTGCATGTATCATACCAACATTATAAAAAGTGGGCTAAATTATATAAATTATTTGCGAGTCATAAAAATCAAAGTGGTAAAGGTATTCCTAAATTTTTAAAAGGACCTAAAAAAATGCCTCATATGTTAGAAATAATTGAAGGTAGAATAGCTGCTTCTTCATTTGATCCTAATAAACTTAAATATGCTTTAATAGAACAGGGATATTTATCAGAGGAATGTGCTGTATGTTCTTTTAAAGAAAGGCGAGTATTAGATTATAAAATGCCTTTATTACTTCATTTCCAAGATAATAATAGTAATAATTACAGTCTAGATAATGTCCAGCTATTATGTTATAATCATTATTTTTTAACTGTGGGGGACATTTTTAATGATAAAGATGTTAAGCAAATTGAAACTAAACAGGAACATTTTGGAACTACAGAAAAAGTAGAGTGGGAAGTGGATGATTATCATTTACAACGTTTAAAAGAATTAGGCTTAGATGATGATGAAGATGATGTTAACCAATATATTTCAAGAATATGAAAAAAGCAAAACGAGCTAGATCATTAGATAAAAAATATCATAAAATAACTAAAGATTATGATAAACAAAAATCTAGACATTTAGAAAAATTAACTGACAAAATACTTAAAAATGATGAAAAAGTTCAACAGTTAAAATCTAAAACAATAAAGGGTGATTTTTTAAAAAACTTTTAATTATGAGAACATTTTTATTATTATTTGTATTATTTATTGTACCTTCAAATAAACCTATTTCTCAAGAATTACCTCAACCAAAAATTGAGGATACTAAAGAAGAGGTTATTGAAGTTAAAGGTATGAATGAATTTTTATTCGCTATAGGCCACCAAGAATCAGGTAATAGATACTTTATTGTAAATAGATATGGTTATATGGGTAAATATCAATTTGGTAAGTCAACTTTAAAAACATTAAAAATCAAAGTTACTAAAGAAGCATTTTTAAATAGCCCTGATTTGCAAGAGTATGCAATGCAACAGCTTTTAAAATATAATAAAAAGAAATTACAAAATTATATAGATAAGTTTGATGGTCAAACTATAAATGGTATTTTGGTAACAGAGTCAGGTTTATTAGCAGCTGCTCATTTAGGAGGAGCTGGTAGTGTTAGAAAATGGTTTAGGAACGGTAAAGTAAGAAAAGATGGTAATGGAGTTAAAATAACTACATACATGCAGCGTTTTTCGGGTTATACCTTATATTTATGATAAAAAGATTATGGCACGAATTGTTGTATCGGATTACAAAGCTAATAAGCGTAAAAAACGACCTGGAGTACACTCAAAAAATAACACAAGTAGAAGTAAACAAAGCAAAAATTATGTCAAAGCATATAGAGGCCAAGGGAAATAAAATGCAACTAAGTACAATAGCATTATTTAATAATATGACTGAAGAAGATTTTATGGCTATCCATAATGCGGGTCAATTAAAGAATTTATGTACGGCTTTAAGCTTAGATTTACAATCAATTAAGGATGAAAAATTTAAAGAAAATAACACTTACTCAGCATGAATGGTATGATGCTATGAAAGTTCCTATGCCTCATAGGAATAAAAAAAAATACTATAAAAAAATTAAGCATAAGAAAAGCGGCGACCAATTTGGTTGCCGCAAATTTTTTTCGTATATTCACGTATAAAATAAAGGTTACATTATATGGCATTATGGAAATTCACAAATTTAAATAAACACGGAAATTATAGGACTAGAATTATTCATACGAAGGGTGCATTAAGCATACCTGGTAGTGGGTTAGGTCCAACTGTGTTTGCAAATCGATTTAAATATGAATACAAAGATCAAGTTTTTCCACCAACAATAGCAAATATAAGTGGTAAAACATATTTAATGCCCTTATGGAAGGAAGTAGATCCAAATACTACTATAGATGATATAAATTGGATTAAACCCAAACCTAAAGTAAAACAAGAACCAATAGTTGTAATGACTGTTAGCAGTAGCAACGCAGATAAAACGTATAAAACGGTATATTATCCAGATTCAGGTAAGTTTCATTGCAATTGTCCAGGTAGATGGAGAGCGTTTGATGGTAAATGTAAACACATAAAATCACTAGAAAAAAAATCAAATATATGATAGAATTAACAAATTTTATAGAATCGATGCGCGCTACAAGTAGTGCTACTGAAAAAATTCAAATTATTAAGGATGCTGATAGATACATTCATAATATATTAGAATATGTTTATAATCCATTTAAACAGTATCATGTTACTAGTAAAACTTGTATTAAAAATAAAGATAAAATTACTAAAAGTAATTATAGTTTGTTTGAATTATTAGATAAATTGACTAATAGAGAATATACAGGACATGAAGCTATAGGTTTAATAAATGGGATGGCTGAAGGTAAATTTGAACCTTATATCTATAAAATTATAGATAAAGATTTAGGCATTAGAGCTGGTGATTCAATTATAAATAAAGCAATACCTGGGTTAATACCTACATTTAAAGTTGCATTAGCTAAAGAGTATGATGATAAATGTGATTGGAATGATGGGTGGTATGCTTCAAGAAAATTGGATGGTGTTAGATGTTTAGCAGTTGTTAATTATGAAGGTGAATGTACACTCTATTCTAGAATGGGTAAGGAATTAACCACATTAAATAAAGTAAAAGACGCCATAGAAGCATCAGGTATTACTAATACAGTGTTTGATGGTGAAATTTGTTTGATTGATGAAAATGGAGATGAAGATTTTCAAGGTATAATGAAACAATTAAGACGTAAAGATCATCAAATCGAAAATCCTGCTTATATGATATTTGATATGTTAC